TTTTTTAAAACACTAATGGCAAGAGGAGAGACTCGTTAAAGGCTAAAGCGCCAATAACGCGCTCCCGGCGGCTCTCAATGAAGGATCAATCCAGCCTGAATTTTGGGAGTAAAAGTCAGCTCCACGCGACATTAGCCGCATGATGCTATCCCTCACCTTTCGAATCCAAGCCAAATGATCATTATTGGCCATACAATGAGGGGATGCATTCAAACAATTATTCACTTTGTCGATGGCACCTTGTGACCCAGTATGGCATTCTGATTCAAGAAACAACGAATTCGTCATCACCTCAAAAACTCTAACAACTTCCACACGCGCAACTGGTGTTATTCCCGATGAACCGGAAAAAGCAGCTACTTGTCCTGAAACAACTATTATTGGATAGTCATGATCATTAGAGTCATTGATAGAATAAAAATTCATATCATCTTGGTCAGTTGGAGCCCACCATGCATAAGCACCATTCTTATGGTTTCCATTATAATTGCCTGTGACACGATTAATATTTTCGAAATTTTCAAAACAGGTTAAATTAAAAGGAGCATTCAAGGTCAGAACATTTTTTGTCAGAGTTTCCCCTGGCAAATAAGCGATGGACACATTACCTCCGGCATTAAAATCCGAGAGAATATTAGTGCAAAGAACAGACATAGCAACAGGGCGGATTTGTTGAACCAGCCCTTGGTTGAGGTCAACCGGAAAATCTGGCGAATACATGCGAGAAATCAAAAGAAAGTTGTTATTGTTACCAACTACCCCAGAATTGTTGGTGATAGTAAAACCACCACCAGTCGCAGTTACGTTCAAAATCCACATTGATTGTTGGCCAGCAACAGGAGTTGACAAAGGTGTTAATATATCTTGCACTTGCTGCAAAGTTGCCTTCGTAACATCATTCACATTGAATCTCGTATAATTTGATGTTATGATCGTTCCAGGATACGTAATGTTACTCGCAATTGAGTAGAGACCAGGATCAAGAACAAACGTGTCAATGTTTGTGGCAGTGGACGTTTGGTAGGGTAGAGAGAAGGTACCAGCTTCGACTGTTGCTGGGTTAGGCCCATAAATACCTGTACCACCACTACCTGCAAGCATTACTTGCCCAAGACTGGGGAGGACCAAATTTGGAAAAAATTGATCAAGAGCTGGATCTTGTCCACTAATCGTGTTAGTCCAATTAGTTTCAAGTGTGAAATCAGCGGGCCAAGCTTCATTGCCAACAATTAAGTTTTGCCAATGGCTGAGTTCTGACACATCCCCTATAATAGGTTGAAAAGTAGCACTATACCTGCCTGCATTTTGTGAACCATCAAAATTAGCTGTGATGTCAAATGATTGAACAGAGCGAACCAGAGCAGAACATTTAGTGAACGAATCGGGAATTCGGCACATTGTAGTTTTCGGTGAAATTAGACACATGCAATAAGGATCACTCGTGTCTGATCGCAACTTAGGAACAAAGTTACCAGCCGTCATTGTGGTGACAGCATTTTCACCCCCAATTAGTCCTTGATATCCACCCTGGCGTTTCTTCCTCTTTTTACTCGTTGGGTTAGATAGAGACATCGCACTGAATTTCTTCAGGGCGGGGAAGACTTTCATTTCTTCCTTTAGAGCTTTGCGCTTCATGCGCTGTTTCTTCCTTCTAAGTTTGTTTTTCGCAGCCTGGGTCGACATCTTTTAAAAGAGCAGGCGTCCCTTTTACTCTATATAAGATGTCTAACTGCTGTTCTATAAGGTACATAGATTTATCTAGGACATAGTCTTTAAATCTATTCATATACCACTGAGCATAACGATCAATAAGGTAGAAAGCCTCTTCATTTGTGTAGGCACAAATACGTATTCCACAAATGCGTTGCCACTGCATGTCAATTGAATCATCTCGATTCACAAGTGTAAGAGCTGAATATAAACGATCAAATGGTAGAGAGAGTACCCATTGATTCCAATCCTTACGGAAAATCAACTGGTGCCCTAAAAACTCTACAACTGGAGAAAACTCCAAAATCATTCCCAATTCAAAAGCCGACTTTTTAAAGCTAGCCTCCGTCAACAGTTTTGCAACCGTTTTTATAAGAAATAAAATAGAATCATCCCCAAACAGATAACCATCAAACCCCTCGCATATATCACGCCAGGTTAGGCCAACTTGGATGCATGAGTACATTATAATGACAAAAAGAACAATGGTATTGTCGAGTGCAGTATTGAACTGACCACTCGGATTTCCTCTAACCAACTGTATTACTAATCCATTATGCAACACCAATGGGGTGTAAATGCAATCACGATAATAGTTGAGGATCCTCACCCAATTAGATTGGGTTCGACAGTGGCTTGATAAACACATGAAACGGAACTTGCAAACGAACCACATTAGCTCCGGAATAATTGAACCATCATACCCGTCAAAATCCCCACACATAGTCACCTCAGCGTTATCATATTTTTCATACAATATTTCGCCAAGCCAAC